ATCAACTACTTCAATTGCGGCACCACCGGCGCCAACTTCTGCTGGCTCACCACCGTTGTCAACTGTCATTGGCTCTGCGTGTGACATTCCAGGACTGTCATCTCCACCAAACAAACCCAGACCTGCTGATTTGATAACGCTTAATAGTTGGTCAGCTTCACCGTCTTGTGCTGATACACTTACTGAATCAGGACTACCTTGTTGACCTTTACTGATAGATACTGTCATACCTTCAGTAACTTCTTTATCTTCTAATAGTGCATTTAATTGTTTGTCTAGTGCTTCAAAAGCGAATGCATCATTCTTTACAAACTCTTTACCACCTAATGAGAATTTACTTCCTTTTGGTGTGTTCTTTGCGGCCCAGCTGAATGGACTTTCTTCAATGTCTGCTTCGCCTAATTGGCCTTCTTCAGCACCATAGCTTGCCATTGTACCTACTACGTCAGCACCAGACTCTTCACCAACGTAACCTTGAATTGGCATTTGACCATAGCACTCATCTAGACCACACTTGTAGCCTTCGTGATATTGTCTTGCTTCTTCTAAATCTTCATAGTTCTTGCCACAATGTGAACCACCTGTTAGACCATGTGCTTTACCGGCGTGATAAGCCGCTTTTAGTTTATGTTCCATGCCTTCTTTAACTTTCTTCTTCTTGTCATCGACAGCTTTCTTCATCGATTCTTTTTTATTACCGTCTTTATCCATGTCTAAGAAATCAGGTTTAACTTTCTTAGCTTTCTTAGCTTCTAACGTTAATGGACTTGCTAATGCATCACGTGGAGGCTGATCGGCTTCAAACATACCGCCTAGGGCGTTTTTAGCTTTTTGCATTATACCAGTTGATCTAGTTGCGGCTTGTTGATTTTGCTTGAACTCAGTATCTCGTTGTTGTTGTCTCTGTTGATATGCTCTATCATTGAGGGCTTTTCCAATTTTAAATGCATCTTCGCCGGGATGTAGTCGAGCAAATTCTGCTTTTAGTTTAGCTAACATTGCTTCTTCTTGTGAAGTGTCTTGACCGTATCTATCATTTTGGTGGATATTAAAACCAAGGTCATAAATTTGTTTTGCCAATGCTTCTCTTTTATCTGATGCGGCATCAGATGAATCTTCCATTGTTTCTTCACCACCAAGCTTTAGAGTACCTTTTTCTGAAGCGGCTTTAATTGTGTTAGCAGTTGCCGCATCAGCAGTACCCATTGGCTTACCATCTGCTCCAATAATTTGACTTGCGCCTGGCATTGGCTTAACAGTAATACCTGCTTCATTTAACGGTTCATACAATTGGTCAAGATATTCTTTAATGCTATGCTTTTTAGTTTTCTTTTTGTCATACTTGGGTAACTTAACATCTTTACCTTTAGTTACACCAAACGCACTGAAGTCGTATTTCTTATCTTCACCTGAAGCTTGTGTAGCTTTAGTAGGACGACCACGACCTTTTTTAACAGCAGGCTTGTCATCTTTTTTGTCATCTTTTTTAGCTTTAGCTATTCTGTGACCATACTCATCACGCTCAACTTCTGGCTGGTGCTCAGTACCGTAATCACCTTTGTGAATGCGACCTGTTTTAGTCTTTTTAGTTTCTGCTTCGTTCAACTGGTCTAGTTGTGATAATAAACTTTTGAAATTCATTTTATATTCCTTTTATTTAGATGCTCTTGCACCGGTTGCTGGCAACGGTGGACGTTTGATTTTACTCATTGGGCTACTATCACCCATCTTTTTGTCATCCAAGTATGGCTTGAATGGATCGAATGCATCAGGTGTTTTTGTTCCTGCATAAGGAATGTCAATCTCTGAATCCTTCATTTGACCTTTGATGCTAGTTAAATAACTATCACCATAATTTTTACTAGCTTCTTTAGCGCCAGGTTGTTCTTCTAATTCAGTATGTAATAATAATGGATTGTGACTTATTTCATTAGCATAACCATTGGCTTCACTATTGATGCTGTCATTGAAATCAGTTGTAATTACACGAACCATGTCAACCTGATAACCTAGTAGTTGTGCGATTTGTTGAATCATTGGCTCTGTCGCTGGGTAGCGAAAATCTGCTTTAATGATAGTAACAGACTGATTATTCAAGTTAGGAAATCCATATGGATCCTTTTGAATAGGTGTCTTTACTGGATCAGCAATTCTGATAGGATCAAACTTACTTAGATTGTACTTAAACATATCTATGAAGTTCTTATCCACATCACCGGCAATTTTGATAGTGTATCTATAAGATTTAACACTTTCGGTTATGTATGTTTTTAGGCTTTTCATTTCTTATTCCTGTATTCTGTATTTATCATTTATCCGTTGATTTAGTTGCCAACATCTTAAGCAATTCATTGCGATCTAAACTCTTACCTTCACCCAGCGGGGTAGCAGTTATTTCTTCTTCTTTGCCGGCTGCTTTTTGGTCTAAAGCCGCTTTTTTAAGCTGTAAATCAAGCATTTTAAGTTTTTTATTAATTTTTGCTGTCTTTGATGTAATAGCGTGTCCTAAGAAACTACTAGCACTATTAAAGATTTCGCTAGCAAAACGACTATCAACCTGCATACCTAAATCCATTAAGTCTTTATAGCTATCTGTTGCTAATCTAGCAAGCTCATCCATTTCAGTATCACTTGCTTCTAGTCCCCTAACTTGCGGCAATGCGGCTTCAATCTTATCTAATGCTTCTGCCGTATCAGTTGTGATTTCTTCCATAGTTTCGGGCAAGGATATAGTGATTCCTCTATCATTGTTTTCTGGAAGTTCGAATAATTCTTCTAATTTTTTAGTCATAAAGTATTTATTTACTTACGTGAACCGTTTCTAAAAAGGTCATCTTCAGTTATAACTCTAAAGGTATAACCTTGTTGTTTACAGAAAGCCATAGCTGCCTGCCATTTAGCATGATTGATTGCTACAACCATTCTGTCTTTAGCACTAGCAACTTTGCTCTCAATTAAGCTTTGTTTTTTAGGTTTGATTTCTACTACTTCAGCTATCTGTTTACCATACTTGTTTTGATAAACTACAAAGAAGTCCGGGATGTATATTGTTGGTTTACCCGTTAACGGATGGCGATATGGTACACTGAATGATTCACTAGCCCAATACAATACACTTTTATTAGTGTCACAGAACGTCATAAATGTAAGTTCCCAACCACTGCGATACCTGGGTGTATGTTTACCTACGTATTTTTGAGGATTCTTGGGTGTAAATAGACCCTGTGCATATTTAGCCATTACAAAACAATATTTCTAGCAACAGGTTGATTAGGTTGTGGGATTGTACCTATACCGTATAATGATGTTTTGCTTTTAAAACTGTTAAGATAGTATGTTATAACAGTATTCATTTCTAATTTGTTATTAAGACCTTTAATATAGTTTAATAATTCTAATACTGATATTTGAGTTTGTTGTGATATTCTAAATAAATTTGCTGTGAAATTTGCGGCTATTTGTTTAGTATCACATACTGATACAAAATATCCATGAACCACATCATACTCATTACCATTGACCACTAAGTCAAATGCGTAAAAGTCATCAAATATTCTTACTGTTGAATCAAGTTGAGTTCGTGCGTCAAGTATTCTAGCCATGTATAAATCTCCTAGAAGTATTTATACATTTAACCTTGCTTACCTGCAGTTCCTGTAGGACCTATTTGTGCAGGAGATGATAAAGCATTAATTGTTGGTGCGCCTGCACTGGCTTTACCCGCAGGTGTAACTCCAAAACCAGGAAAATAATTATTACTCCTAACGTTACCTGGTAATGATTGCTGAGTTGCTTGTGTAAGTATTCCAGTAATATCTGACTTTGCAATTTGTTTTAAGTTTGCATTTTTAAATGTATTATATGCAGTACCAGCAGTTCTGACTGCACCTAAAATATTTCCACTTGATAAATCAGATAGTATACCACCCGCACTATCTACTAGACCACCTTGACCTAAAATAGTTTGATTAGATCCAAGACGGGCAATAGGACTTAATGTTCTATCATAGTTTGCATCCATACCAAATCCAGGTACGGTGTTGCTTGGTGCTTTTCCATCTATAGCACCTTCAGCATATTTTACAGTTTCATAATCAATAGTCATAGTGTTTGTCATTGTACCATTACCTACACTATAGTCATAAGTATCGTGACTGAATCTTGTAATAATAGGATTTATCAATGTGTATAATACAAAATTATGTTGATTAAATCCATACACCTGTATGTTTTTAAAAAAAGGAATTTTACTATTTCCTATTGAAGAATTTAATGTAGTCTGTGACGGAGTTGATGTATCACCAATGTAACCCCAATCTTCATCACCTGTAATTGAATTCTTATATAAATTTCTACTATTATAATCTGCGGCTAAGTTTAGAGGTTGATTATTGGGTAATTGCGGACCTACTGGACCGGATGTCGTGATGACAGGTTTATTTGCATCTTTATAATAGTATGTGTAATAATTATACCACATATTACGTATACTATTCCCGTTATCATCATGGAATGCAATATCTATGGGGTCATATTTGATTTTTGTTTGAACAATACGCTTACGATTATATTGATTCATCGTATGTGTATCAAAAGTATATGAAGGTAATTTAATTGTTTTAACTATTAATCCAAAGTTTATTCCAGTAGATAATCCAACTGCGTAAACAGCGGGATTTATTTCAAAATAGACATGAAATAGAAACTTAAGTTTAGGTGCATATTGATATGCATTAGGTCTAAACGTTTTTGCCGCATGGGTGTAATCACGAAGGTAATCGTTGCCGAAGAATCCTCCGGCAACGTCCTTAAGTAAATTTGGAAAAAATCCAGCCATTTATTAGGCCTTTGTAGTAATCAATTAACCTTGACCAGAACCAATACCAGTAACAGTAGAACCACCTAAGATTCGACCGATGTTTGTACCAATGCCACTTGTCAATGGAGACTGAACAGCGTTATCGTAGCGAATTGTCAATGCAATTGTTGCGATTTCGTTTGATCCATAGTTCAATGCACCGTAGTTAGCTGTCTTTAAATAGCAACCATAGCATTCCCAAGTTTCTAATACTTGAGGAACAGCAGTACCGTTACCACCGTCTAAGATTTCAATGTTTGTTTGGAACTTGTAATCTTGACCAGTTGCGGCTGATGCTTGTTCAACCATATCTAATTGTTTCTGTACTTGTTGACCAACTAGTTTAGAAACACTACCTTGAGCATCATCTCTAACGTTAATTGTCAATTCATTCCAACTATGTTTACCTGCCAAATACAATGTTGAGTTGTAGATAGGTATAGTAATTTCTTCAAAACTGATTTGTGGTCTGTTAAGGTCTATTACTTGTTTAGTCAACTCAATGGTTGCTCCAGTACCGAAACTCAAAAAGTTAACTCTGAAACGGTATTGTAATTTGGGCATCAACAAGCCCTGGTTTCCACCGGCGTTGTCTGACGCTACTGTCATGTTGAACAATGATTGTGAGGCTGTTGCCATTTTTTAATCTCCTGTATCTTTATTTATCTTTAACATTGAAT